AATCAGCATGAGGAACAACACCACCATTAAAATCATCACCTGCTACAGCAGTTATACTTAAAGTATCTACTAGAGATAAATCTATAGGATTAGTATCTATAGCAGTGTTGTAATTTGGAGTTCCAGAAAGATTAGCTATTCCACTATCATTATTGAATCCACCAGTAAGTCCACTATTAGTTCCAGGTTCAAAAGATACTTGATCTGAATTCTCAAATGAAGTAGCTTGCAAATTTGTGACTACTAGATCAGCATCTCCTGTAGCAGGAAGAGTTGTGGTCATTAAATTGGCAGTAGTCATACCCTCATTTATTTCACATCTCCAGTCAGAGAAATCTGGACTATTTTTATATTTTAATTCGTTCATTGATTCTTGAATGCGCCTTTCTTCTTCAAGTCTATGTTTTTGCAACTTCAAACTATTTCTTTTTAGATCCATCATGCTGACATGACGGAGGATTGAATTATAAGACGCCATCTAACTCAAGATGTTTCTAGTATTTATTAGTAGGTAAATTCGTTTATATAATCCAAAACCTTATTGAGATATTCATCAGCAAGATACTTTTGTTCTCCCATCACACTTCTTTCTTTAAGTTCATTCTTTAACTTATAAACTTTTGTCAGAATCTCATATCTAGTCAGGTTCCCGTGTGGCATCATCTTTACTCCAAGAGTTTATAAATTTAGAACGCTTTTCCCAAGTGTCCTTCTCTCCGTATATATGTCCTGTCTTATGACTTGGATTGATACACTGAGGATTGTCTTTTATTCCACACACAAGATTACTTAAAGTTTCTTCATCTCCTTTGTTACCAGTGCCAGTCCAGTAATGTTGTCCCCCAATCCAAGTGGCACCACAGACAGTGCAAACCTTGGTATCTAATGAGTCCATATGGTATAGTGTGTATACATTTTTTTATTATTTACAAAGTTTACATACTCTTAATATAAATTTTAAAAACTTGATAAACTAAATAACGCAGTGTACTTCAATTCCTAATGAAAAAGCTTGCTTTGCTTTTTGGAATTTCTTTGATGGCGGCACCAGCAAATGCCGATATTATTCATAAATTATCTTCTAGTATTCAATTAACTGTCGACAGTCCTGTTGTTACCACTAGCAGAATTGGAAGCACGTATTCAGTATCTGGTAACAATATCACTCCAAGCACTGCAGGTAACTTAGGTTCTCTGTCAGCTGGTGATGCTGTTGGATATACTCCTACTGCCTATGGTTTAACAACAGCAGGTAGTGCTTATAGTTTCAGTGAGACCTTTATTGAAGGTGATGCTACTGCTGCTTCTCAGACTGCTTTAAGTGGTGGACAGTTTGGTGCTCCTAAACTTCATGGCAGTTCTACTACCTTTACTGGAGGCACTGCTGGAACTCTAGCAGGTACTATTACCTCTGCAGGAGCTATGGCTCTGACTGCAGGTGGTGCTGGTACAAATGCTACAGGACAATTTGTCAGTGAGTTAACTATCTCAAGGTAAGATATGAACAAGATTCAACAATGTTTGAGTCTTGGATTGTTACTTAGTTTACAGGGGTTGTCTGCTATGGCAGTCCCTGTTGTCCCTAACTTTACTCAGGGGTCAATGACCAGTCGGACTGAGACAACTAGTAAAGTTACTGAAGTTATCAATTCAATTGACTACAACACAGGTTACGAATACACAGTAACAGGTAATAATGTGCAGGTAAATGGAACATCTTTGTCTCCTGCTGCTACATCTGAAACAACATTAATAGAGGGGGTGAGCTCTACATGGAATGGATTAAATTTAAATCAGAAACCAAGTTGGTCAATAGTAAATCCTGGCCAGTCTTTTATCTACACAGAAACTTATTCAGGACCAGGTTTGGCAAATCAAACTGTCATTCAAAGAACCACAGATATAACAAGCGTCACGGAAACTACAAGTATATTCTCCCAGTAATACTATCTGCTCTCTTTCCTGTTCAGTCTTATGCTGAAACTGTTGGTGGCGTATCTGCTACTGCTGCTCCTGTTGCTAATTCCTCTGGCTCTGTTACAAACCAGGCTATCCAGGTTTTACAAGGACCCTACATCACCAACACATATGGAGCAGGAATCCAATGTCAGGGTCCCACTCTTAATCTTACACCTTTCGTAACTGGTTCTATATCCGCACAGAAACCATATGAACCAAGTTACATGCAACCAGTTTATAATGGAGTAGATATTTCAGGTGCTTTTGATGATGACAATAACCCAAAAGGGGATGGCATACCTGACTTCCCTGGCGACATTCTATATGAAGTTCCTACAAGAACTGGACAGAAAGATAATTACAATCTATCACTAGGTTTCTCAGCAACTTGGTCTAAACCATTAGATAGAAAACTACAGGATCAATGCAAAGAAGCAGCTGCTGCTAACATCGCTTTGATGCAACAGGCAACTGCTAATAAAAGATTAGATTTTGAAATTGCAAGACTTAAGAACTGTGGTGAGTTAAAGATAAAAGGAATTCAATTTCATCCTAAGTCACCATACTATTCTGTGTGTGCTGATGTAGTAGTTAATAATCCTATAGGACACAAACATCCACACATTCATAAAATTCCTAAAGAGTAATTTAATAGTCACACCAAACCCACCCTGTACAGATATATTTGTTTTTCTTTTTGGGTGGGTTTCCTTTATGGATATGTGTCCAAAATGATGGAAACAATATTAACTTACCTTGTTCAGGTTTAATCTCAGTCCCATCTATAAAGTCAGTAGTACCTTCTTCATTGATAGTATTAAGATACCAAATATATGTAACAATTCTTTGAGCATTATTTTCTACACAAGAATCATGATGCCACACATATCCATTTTGAAGTGGAGTAGTTCTTTGTATTTGATATCCAGTATCATAAGTTATAGGAGTTTGTTGAATTTTTTTAGGATAAACATACTCATTTAAGTAATTGTCTAGAGGATTTTTAAGTGCCTCATAAAAAATATTATCTTCCTCATCCCAATCATATGATTCTGTTACACTAAGATCAGTAGAGTCTTTTATTTTTATATCAACACCTCTATAACTTCTTCCTGGAATCTTATTATTATCATTTTCAAACTTTCTAATGACATGATTGCAAAAATCATTGGTTAGATTATTTTGATATGATTCAACATATATCATTTTTTAAGGACCCTTCTTATAGATTTAATTGCTTCATTTCTGTCTCTTTGTTCTGCAATGCGTTCACCTGTGCTTTGAACCTTAGGTTGCTTACCCCTTAAGGTGGCAATCTTCTTGACTACTTTCTTGATAGTAGGTTTAACAACTTTCAATAAGATGTCAGCAAATGGTTTAGCAATCAGTGCAGATGTGGTAGCAACTAATGCAATTGATGCTGTGGTTGTAATAATTCCTGCTGGTGGTATTGCGTTCACAATCTGAGCAGGTATTGGTATAGATTCTGTAACCCTAATACAGATACCATTCTCAAGTTTATATCCTACTACAAGTTCCCTACCATTGTCAAATATTGTACCAATGGGTTGCTCTAATTTTTGTTTTGGATTAGGACACTCAATGTTTTGTGGAGGAGATGGAGGAGGTGGAGGAGCACCTACCTCTGTGTCTGTATTTGATTCATCAGGTGATGATGGATTTTTAAGATTAGCTGGGTCTGTATAATCTAATTCCTCAGGTGTATAATTAATTGGATTAAATGATGGCACACCTGCGTCACAATATGTAAGAGAACCCTTAGGGTCATCTTCAATAACTACACTATTGCTAGGATTATTTGTTTCATGAGATTCCACACACCCAGGCATATCCACAATGGGTATGCCTAATTCATTTACAACAGGTGGTACTGGTGGTATTGCTTGTGGGATTGTAGTTGTCCAATCCCTTATCTCCTGAACAGAAATATCTCTTATGTCAATCTGTGACGATCTAATATTAATTTCAGGAATTTCCATTAGTCACTAAAGAAGTTAATTACTGCTGACCATGCTGAATGAAGTGCCACATATAAAAAGAATGTGTCTGAGGCATCTTTCTGTTTCATTCGCCTTCTTGATGTTGTCATAGTTGATATAATAACTAAAGTTATATATCAGGACTCATCAAATTCTCAGAAAGGAAGTGCTGGACCTGTGACAGCAGGAGCACCACCACCTATACCTGCAGGGGCACCAATAGCACCACCAGTTGCACCAGGTAGTTCTGGCATAGCACCATCAAGCATACCAGGAAGTGCTCCAGTAATTGCTTCTCCTGCAGCAGCAGCAACTTGATTCTTTACATTCTCAATGATTGAATCTTTATTGAGATATACATATGTACCACCACCTACAATAGATGCAGTTCCTGCAAATGATAGGAGTGCTAAGACGTTAATTACTTTTTGCATTTTTATAATCCAAAATTGAAAGGTATGTGTTGTAGGGAATCCAAGCAGGATTCTCTTCATTGAATTGAACTTGAACTTCAGTAATTACTTCTTCAAGTTGCTTACTGTAAGTCTGCCTTGTATTCTTAACAAAGCTTATTGGACTTTTCATAATTTTCATTGATGCTATTTATCTATACTGCAGGTCAATTCACAAGTTTCTCCACCAAACTCAGAGTTTGGAATGAAAACACCAGAACCACAGACTGCACTTCTACACCATCGTGCCGTGTGCCCTTCTGATTTCTCTGAGTGCTTCAAGGTCCATGTTTTTTGTTCCTCCGTCATATGCATGAGCATAACCTTCCTCAATCATTTGCTCGTTGAGGGACACATCTGCGTCCCCAATGTATAACCACCCAAGAAGACGCCCATACTTCCCAGTGCCACCAACAAGTTCAGTCCTAACAGACAACTCATCGTCACCAGCCAAAGTACCTTCGAGTTTTTCTTTGAGCCAGTTAGTTGCTTCAATTCCAAGAGCCTTCTCCTCTAAATTTCTCGTTCTTTTCTCTGGTGTATCAACTCCTGCAACTCTAACTCTCTCTTTCTTGTATAGATCAAACCCCAGATCAATGGTGACATCAATAGTATCGCCATCAAGAACACGATTGATCTCCGTCACTCGGAAGTTGTAACAACTTTTCCTGCTTGGTGGTGTCATTGCTCCCATGGGATTCTCTCTCATCTATTCCTAGTATGTATATGATAGTATAAACTGCCATAGCTACTACAAGGATTGTCATAATAATCACTGACCATACAGGATCATCTGGATTATCTAAAGGTCTCAATAATAAATTCATTTCTTAACTGGCCAGGTTAATTCCATTCCTATGGTTAGTGTTAATATAAAACAAAAAACAAATAAAGTACTCATGGATTTCTAGGGTTCATCCCCAATGATTTTAAATATTCTAACCACCAGTCTTGATCCTTCATGTATCTCCAATTAGGAACTGGTTTGCCTTGTTCAATCACATAGTATTGGTGAAGAGAATCATCTATAATCTGTGCGATCTGTAAATTCTTCTTCATCTTCATCAACGTCTGCATATGGGTTTTCCACATATGGTCCGTGTGATTTTTTGGATTCTGTTCTGACATACTTGTGTTCTTCATTGACTGCTGAAATCCACAAAGTCAATTTCATAACTATCCAAATAATACCAATAGGTAAAAAACAGGCAAATAAAATTAGTGGTTTCATTTATCTTTTAACAAAAGGTTCCCAGTGTTGCCACTTATACTTATGCACTGCCCACATCCCAACAACTGGAACACAGACTAACACATATGACATGAAACCGAGAGCAAAAGGATTTTGCATTGTATGTCTGACAAATAGAAGCATTTTAGTAAAGCTCTTCTTCTGCCTCTCCTTTGATGCTGCAATCAGATGTAGGATATGAAACACAAATAAGTGCAAATCCTGATTCCATCTGGTCATCATCCAGGAAAGACTGGTCTGATTGATCTATTGTACCTTCCAATACTTTAGCAGCACAAGAGGAACAAGCTCCTGCCCTGCAAGAGTAGGGTAGATCAATTCCCTGCTCTTCTGCTGCATCAAGAATGTATTGATCATCTTCACATTCAAATGTTGCAGTGGTTCCCTCAGAAGGGATCTCTATTTTGATTGTATATGTCATTTAATTTACGTGAATAGTTCCTGTCATGCCTGCACCTTGATGAGGACCACAAAAGAATTCATAGTCTCCTGCATCAGCAAACAAAATATCTTGTGATTCTCCTGGTGTGAACATCAGTGATTCCCTAGAAAGATCTGCACGACCTTCTACAATAATATTGTGTGGTGGCAACATCTCATTTACAAAATGAAGTGTTTCACCAGCATCAATTGTAATTTCTGATGGATTAAAAATTAAGTTACCATTAGAACCCATAGTGACATCTACAGCATAAGCCATCTTAGGTAAGAAGAAAATCATTGCCGCTATAGTAGCAAGAATCACTACCTTCATAAACTTCATTGTAGTTTAAATCAACTACTCTAGTTATACATGATACTGTTATTATGTCTATAGTTTGTTATGGGTTCCTGATATGATTTTACTTTGGTTCTACTGCTGATTTAACTGGTGGTTCTCCTGTAGAAATAGTCACAGGTGCTTGTTCAATTCTAATTGTTTGACCAGGTGCAGTCTGTGCTGCCTTCTCAATCAGTCTCTCCATTTGCTCCTTAGTGATCCCAGTGTTACCACCATTACTACTACCACCTTCTCCTGCTTTCTTTGCTGCCTGAACACCAAAGGTAGCTAGGACCCCTGTGAAGACTGATGCAATGAAGGTAGGGTCAAGTTTCTGTTCTGGAATTCCAAGAGCAGGAGGTAGTTTGATGTATGCAAGAGTGAGAATTCCACCACTCCAAACAAGGATACCAAGGCGCACAAAGGTAGAAAGAATAGCAAGTTGTTCTTCTTTATCATCTGCTGCCTCTTTAATTTTACTGAGAAAACCTTTCTTCTTAGGGTCTTTGGATACTTCCTTCTTAACTTCCTCTGGCATTAGATGCAAGCAACTAAAAATATTTATTAAAAAAGGGACTTTTTAAGCCCCTGTTCCTTGATATACTGGTGTCATCAATCCACCATCAGGTGGTCCATCTTCATCATCATCATTAGATGATAGTGCCAACATAATAAAAAAAGGAGCAACTATGAACACCAATGTATTGAGCAGTGTCCAATCATACATCAAAAAATGCCTGGAATGATTTGTCCTGTGGTGGCATATGCACCCATTGCTGCAACAATACCAATCATTGCTGCCCAACCATTAATGCGTTCTGCGTTTTCGTTCATGAGTTTTCTCCTAAGGTGAGGTAAAATTTAGTTTGATCTGTTGGTGCATTCTCATAAAATGAGATATCACCATAAGTTTGGTGGTCTTTGTATCCAACCATACGACCTTTCGTATTTTGGATGGCTCCCATCATAGCAATGATCAGGAAGATTGAAGGTGGTCCAATGATAAGAGCACCACCAATCACATAGTATGTGAGAATTTCAAGTAGAGAGGGTTCCATTTTGTGTCTTGTTTAGAATAATAATTTTTTTACCATCATGGGTAAAGGTTAATTCATCATCATGTGCCCAACAAAGTTCTTCGTATAGGGCATTCAATCTCTCCATGTCTTCATAGAGTTGATTTGGGTTTGTCATTACTACTCTCAGGTGTCATAGATGCTGCAACCAAGATGGGTATCAGCAATAACACTGCCACTGCTAGGAATCCCATCAGAGCAGTCCAAAGAATAGGTTACCAGTAATTGCATAAGAAAGCAAGGCTGCAGCAAATCCTAACATTGCTGCACGACCATTCAGTTTTTCTGCTCTCTCTGCATAAGATTCATAACCATAACGTTCTGCATCAGTCTGAGAGACATACATTGTAGGCTCTTTGGCAAACAGATTTTGTTGTCCACGATCATTGGTTGTTACAGTCATTTTACAAATTGTAATGAATCTTTACATATTATATATAAAAAAAAGGAACCTGTCAAGGCTCCTTTGGAATTAATCCTCATTTGCATAGGATCTGCAAGTGGGTTTGTTTTTATTGCAAAACTTCTTTACATATGAATCAACATCTAATTCTATGGTCCTATGTGTTTCATTATGAACATGACCTACAAATAATAATAGTCCACCTATTATAAGGACTATGTGAAGTACTGGATTGGTTAGGGAAGAAAAAATTCTTTGTTTATATGACATAAAAAAAGGGGACCATAGGTCCCCTGTATTATAGCATATTGCCAGTAACTCAGAAGGAGTACTTAAGACCCAACTTACCACCAAGACCGAAGTCATCTTCGTCTTCAGCAGTCAGGAAGGAAACCTCACCATATACTCCAAGGTTCTCTGCAACTGCCACGCCAACACCTGCTTTACCAGAGAATTGGGTGTCAAGCTCTTCGCCATCAACAGAAACCAGTGCAGGACCTGCTTGGACATAGTAGCCAGCAGACTCACCCAGATCACCTTCATAACCTACGTGGAGGTCAGTGGTAGCACCAGAGTAGTCATCGCCAACCCAACCAGCATTGGTTTCTACATTAACGTAGGGACCTGCAACAGCAGCGCCAGCGGACAGGGACAGAGCAGCAGCAGCTGCGAATACAGATTTAATCATTTTAGATACCTTTATTTACTTGCGGAATGAATACCCGCAGATGAAATGAACCTCGACTTAGGTTCAGTTTGTTTCCCTTTGTTACTTTAATTACTGAAAGACAAAAGGTTAATTATTTATACCACAGATTTTTTAGGTTGTCAACCCTCTGGTGGGTTTCCACCACCTGAAGGAGCACTGACCCTACCTAGATAAGGGTCAAAATCCATGAATTCATCAACTGACATCTGGGATCCTTGGTTGGTCCAGAAGTTGAACTGTGCATTATAATTGTTCTTGTGGAACATGTCAATGTGTTCAGGATGAATACTAGATCCTAGTTCAATCTTGTATAACAAAAGAGGAATGGCATAAGTGTTACCTGAATTGTAGATGAGATCATCAGCAACAGGTCTAGGTCTTACACCATTATCAAGTTTGTACTTGTCTCCTCTACAATGCAACCTAATCATTTTTTCAGCATGATGCCTAGTGATTAGATAGCAAGCAGTAGAGAAGTCATTGACAAACCTCTTGTGGATTTTGATGTGAATGTCACCAGTGCTAATAATAGACACCTGGCAGACATCCCAGTCATAAGGAATCTTAGCATAGAAGTCTTTCCATGTAAAGTTCCAGAATCTTGCAAGGTCTAACTCACAGTCATCTTCCATAATGATAGCATAAGGACTGTCAGATGTCTCGTACCAGTGCTTGATTGCTTTCAGGTGTGAAGTTGTACAACCAATCTCACCAGAAGTCATCATATCTGGATACCTTCCCTTAATGATATCACTAAGGTCATCATCCCTACCATCATAACCAGAGATCCTGGTGACGTCAGTGACGCCCCAGTAATCAAACTGCTCTTGCATATACTGCCACCTTTCAGGTTGATCGTCAAGGTTGATACAGTAGATAGGACCCATACCCTGAAGTTTATGGAGTGCCTTGTTTTTATCTCTTAAATTCTGTGCCATCTTTCAGGAATAAGGTCTGATGTGTCTTTGTGTTCATTAAGTGGTCCAAACCATTTGGATGGAGCAATGACTTTCTCACTGTCTGCCAACCAAGCGCCCCACCAGGAGAAGGAAGAGTTTGCAATAATATGTGCCTTACATAAAGTCATAAGACACAGATCTACTTTATTATCTCCTGATTCTGAGATGAGGAACCTATCATCTTGAAACAGTTTTTGTTTCTTACACCACTCTGGATCATCAGAGAAGATAACCACATCCCAATCAGGGAAGTGACTTAGTGCCTCCTCATAATAATCCATACCCAGATTATGATGGTTCTCACTGTTTGTCAAGTAGTCTGTTCTCCTGATATGGAGAGACAGAAACTTATTACCATCAATCATTTCTTTACAGGGATTTAGAATCTCATTCCTGAAAGTAAAATCTTCTTTGATACTTGATTCAATATGCTTGAAGTATTTTTCTGACTGAAAGAACCCCCACAGTGATACCTCATTAGGGCATTGCTGTAAGAGTGTGACATCAAATGTGTATTGTTTTTCTTGTACTACAGGAGCACAACCACTGTCAAGGAATCTAATATTATTTTGTGGTAGATATGGTAAGTCAAACACCTCAAACAACTGATGGTTCCTCCACTCATCAGAGAAGTCTGAGGGAGGGATACCAAAGTCATACCCTCTTGCTGCTGCTATGCCTCTCAGAGAAGCATACTGGAACATCTGGTTGCCCAGTCTGCCCAGAACTCCTAGGTGATTAAATGCTAGCATCTTGATATCTCCTCTTCACATACTCTTGTTGGTTCATGTAATCAATAATTGTTTGTTTATTTTGATTCTTCATCCACTGCCATAGGTTATGATTATCCTGAAACTTTGGATTGTGATAGTGAGAGTTGTGACTTCTTGAATGTTCAAAATGCCAAATCCAATCATCCACTCTTGCTACTCTAAATCCTAGGATGTTAAATCTAAAGTAAAATTCACAATCTTCTGCACCCCAAGAGAGGAAGTTCTCATTCCACATACCACCTTGGATACATTTCTGTTTGTTATAGAACTGTGTCCAACCAATAGTAGATGATTCTGTTCTACATTTAGGTTGGATGACATTCATATCAAATCTGCTTTCCATAAACTGTTGGAAAACTTCCATAGGATAGTCTACTTGATACTGATAGACACCACATCCATAAGGGTAAACAACATCTGCCTGATTAGTTTTCAACATATCATAGGCAGTCTTGTGACTGGTATGAGGATAGATGCAATCCACATCATGACTACAAATGAACTCAGTGTCTGCCTCAAGAATAAGGTCATTCAGAATTCTAGTCTTGTGAAAGAGTGGGTCACTACTCTCTTCAAATATGTATTCAAGATTTTTAGTACCAATAAACTTTTTAATTTCAGGGATTGCCCTAAACTTAAATGTTGCTCTCTCACTCACCTCTTTCACAATCACTTTGGATGTAGGGAAGTTAGAAAGAAGGTATGTGACTGATGTGATAACATTTTTCAGTCTGTCCTCTGACTCAATACGAGTGGGAAGAATATAAGTTAGGTCATTCATACTGGAATCCATCCCTTAGGTAGCAAGTCATCCATATGGTAGTG